TGAGGGTGCGAGTTTTTGTTGCCTCGTTGACCATCAGATCTTCGGCACGGCGGCCAGTGATCAATCGAGTAGTGGTGCTCGCCGTATTAGTGATCTCGGCCTGGCTAATTTCAGAGTATGTCGTGTCAGTGTTGAGCAGTGAGCCGTACAGTTGATAATATGTGCCGTCATACCATAACTGCAGTGTGATAGCTGATCCAGTGTTGAAAAACGCCGTGGTGACGTTCGCATTGCCTAATCGAATGTTTTTTGCACCCGAACTGTCGATGTTGAGCGTTGGTGTAGTGACTGTGTTGCCGTTGCTGAATGTCACGTTGACAATATCGCCAAGAGTCGGCGTATAATCGCCTGCGGTTGTCGTTCCTACCTTTGTAGCGGTCGCTGCAGCTGTCGATACTGTTACGTTCACGCCAAATACGTTTTCAGTGTATATACCGTTGGCAATCACCCAACCTGCAGCAATACTCTTGGCCGTTGTGCTGCGCTTCGCACGCACAATCGTCAATGTGTCGGTAGAAATGGCCGTGACAAGCACGATCTCTGCGTAACCAGGGTTCGCAAGCTGATCTGGTGGTGCTGCAGTTGCAAGAAATGGCGGCGTGCTATCGAAATAAGCACCCTCACCAGATCGCACGACCACCGAAGTACCGCTCGTCGCTGGTGACGGTGCGGTGAGTACGATGGCTTGTGCGAGATTCTTGCTGATCATTGTATTGTGACTACCTTTTTCACTATTTTACCACTCGTAGGGTGTTTACCCTCGTACCCAAAATTAAAAGCATGAGTATATTGCTCATGAGTCGTCATATTCATGCGATTTGTGCGGTAATAGATCAATTTGCGGTTCTGCAGCTCTTCGAGTGGCTGATCGAGCATAAATGTGTGCCCGTTGACGTAAAACTCGCCTGTTTCCATGCTCACTGCATAGATTTGGCGATCATGGCCAACAAGTGCAAAGAATTGCAGTGGTGATCGCTCCTGGTAGTCGAGAATATCTTGAAATGATGATAGATTATGCGCCTTTGTGTCGTCATGGCCAGTATAACGATCGTCTACTGGCTGGCTGATCATGTGGCCGTCGGCAAATGTTGCTTCCCATAGATACTTGAACATTGTATTGCTCCTTTTCTGCATTGTATTGCGTTATGTTGTACTACGTTTCATTCCATTGGAATGTGAGCGTCTGGTTGCCGATCGCACCAGGTTCGGCCGTCGCCTGCGTCTGTAGCTGCGTGACCATGTATTGAGTATAGCCTGCGGCCGTAAGCGTTGACGATGGTGATGCGTTTTCGGGGCCTGTCGTCGAAAATTGAACGGTTGCACCACTGCCGATCGCCGTGATGCCCGATATGTCAGTCGCACCAGAAAGTGCGCTGGTGGCTGGTGTAGCATATGTGCTCGTCACCTTGCCATAAAGCGCAAGGCCAGTACCGAGCGTGCCTGCAGTGTGAGCGAACTTACCTGCAGATATTTGAGTGAATGAGCCGCCAAACTGTATGAACTGGTACTTTGGGTAGCTGTTCTGGCCTGCAATGATCGTTGCACTCGCTCGAGCAGTGGCAATATCGTCTACAGATTTCCAGTCGACTTGTGATGCAGCACCTCGAGAAGTGCCCTTGGCTGGTGAGCCAGTGGCGGTGCCGTTATCTTCGTACCATGCTGCGGTCGCTGTCATGTGGTTGCTCCTTGACGTTTTCTATTTTTATCATAGCATAGCCAATCGGCACGACCCCCAGTGAATTGTAAGATCCGTCGTCATTGATCTGTAAGCACTTGCCATCGATCTCGTCGAGTGTGTTGATGCCGCCAAAACCAAGCGAAAATACGTTGGTTTGAGTGGCATGATCATACTCTCGGTGATACAAAAGGTGCGCCGATCGTATTTTCATTTCAGTCATGTGGCACTTGCCGTCGGGTGTGTCGATATACGCATCACCATCACGATCAAACGATACGGTAAAATCATCGTCGCCATTGGTGATTCTGAACCACAAAAGGTAGTGCTTTTTCGGGTTGGCAATCGTGCCATACAGATAATCTTTAAGCGATTGAAAAGCCGACGGATCATTGACCGCCGACTGTTCGATAGTGTGCCCATCTCTGAATAGGGCAATCCATCGGAATGGTTTTTGCTCACCACCCACGATGCGCTTGAAGGTGCCGTTGGTGTTGGTAGCGATGCGGTTGTAGCCGCCAATCGAGTTTTCAGCGATCTGCTGACCCAGCTTGGACGGGGGCAGAGCGGAAGCGGCGACAGCGCCGGGGTTCTTGAAGATGGTCAGGTTGCTCATAGTCTCTCTCACTTGTTAGTCGGCTTGCGTACGCTGATAACGTACTTGGTGTCTGCGTTCAGCCCAATCGGCAGGGTCTCGGGGTTCTCCTCCAGAAACTGCCTCATGTTGCCGTTGTGGATGCGCTGCTCCAACAGGAACGGAGCATCCTGCTCCTTGATGAACCGGTACATACTCTCCCAGTCATTGGTCCAGTAGCGGGTAGCGGCACGGCGCGAGACCGTGCCCTCAGCGGTACGCAGGCTATCCACGTTCTGGCTGTTGCAGATTTCAAGGAGAGCCGCGCTCACCTTGTCCTGCTGCTCCTTAAGGGCCGCGATCTCGGCCTTATGCGCCTCTTCCTTCTCGTTGATGGCGTCCCGGATTTTCCGGTAGACCTTCACGAGCTTATCAGCAGGCAGTGTTTCACCGTCCATTGTTTGCTCCTTTGGTTGGCGGGTGAACAGTAAACTAACTTTTGACAGTGTCAAGAGTTACTGAGTGAGAACCTCACGATACAGGTCGATCAGTTTCTCGTGGTTCTCGATGTTGCCCTGTAGCATCGTATACAGCCGTTCCTCCACCGCGCTGCCCTTGATATGCACGACGGTCATGGCGTTCTTCTGGCCCGGACGGTTGATGCGGGCGTTGGCTTGGAGGTAGGTCTCTACGCTCGTAACAGGCGCGTACCAGATGATGGTGTCCGCTGCCGTCAGCGTCAGGCCGTGCGAAGCTGCCTGTGGCTGGATGATAAGCACGTGCGGGTCTTTGTCCGCTTGGAACCGATCCACTAGCTCGCTGCGCTTGTTCACTGACACGGAGCCGTTAATGACGCCGCAGGAGATGCCTTCCTTCTCCAGCCGTGCCCGCAGTAGCTCGATAGTGTGCGTGAAGGGGACGAAGACCAGCACCTTGTTGCTGGCTTCCTCAATGACCTCCAGCACGGTGTTGAGCCGGTTGGACACGTCGAACTCCAGCACCTCGCCAGTGTCCGTATAGACCGCGCCCCCACTGATCTGGAGCAGCTTGTTGAGCTTGGTGGCGGCGTTGACCGCACTGACTTCCTCGCCCGCTGCTTCCATAATCATCTCGTCGCGGAGCAGCTTGTAGTACTTCATCTGCTGCGGGGTCAGCGGAGCGTCTCGGTCGAGGTGCGTCACTTCCGGCAGGTCGAGGCAGTCCTTCTTCTCGAACCGGATCGCGGGTTGCAGGATGTTATGCACATAGGCAGGGGAGCTCGGCTTCGGCACCCACTTGAACTGCGTCACCTTGGTCATGACGGTCGCCTTGAACTCGGTGAAGTACTTGGGGCATCCCTCGGGATTGACCAGCTTGGCGAGGCCGAAGGCATCTACCGGAGACTGCGCAGCGGGCGTACCGGTCAGCATCCACAGACGCGGGTCCGTAGCCTTGAGTAGCCGGTTGAGTATCTTCCAGCGGTTGGTCTGTGCGTTCTTGTAGGCGTTAGCCTCGTCCACCACGATCAGGTCGAAGCCGCCAGCGGCCACCTCGTCTGCCACCACGGACAGCCCGTCGAAGTTGATGATGACGAACTCCACACCGGACGCGATAACCTTCTTGCGCTGCGCAGCAGCACCGTGCGCCACGCCGCATGAGCGGTGCATAGCAAAGGTGAACAGGTCCTTCTGCCATGCCGACTTCATGATCGAGAGCGGGCAGAGGACGAGTACGCGCTTAACCAGCCCACGCTTCATCAGGTAGTCCGCTGCCCAGATGATACTGGCCGTCTTGCCAGTGCCCTGCTCGTTGAAGCAGAACGCGCGCTTGCGGATCGACAGGAAGGATGATGTCGTCTTCTGGTGGTCGAACGGCACGTGCCGACCGGTCCACGTATAATCCCGCAGGATGGGCGACGGTACGTCGCTACGCAGCTTCGCCAGCTGTTCGGCTTCGCCGTGCCCCCAGTGGACCAGCACACCCTCGTCGGTCAGCGCGCTCTTCTTGATTGTCCCCGTCACCACGGACGGGTTCGGCATCTCCAGCAGGAGTGCCCGGTTGTCGATGATCCTCACGTTTGCTCCTTGAGGTTGTTACTTGCGCTTGCGTTCGCGCTTACTGGTCTCCGAAACGAGGTTGCCCTTCTTGTCACGCATGAATGAGCGGTTGGCCGACTTACTCTCTACCCGCAGACCGGTCTTGTTGCTACCGCCCTTATCGAGGGCGACAACGTGAGCGACGTCCTTCCCGTCCCCCTTCTTGACCTTTCCTGCCTTCATCAGCTTGGCGCGGGCAGCGTTGCGCATAGTGCGCTTCTTGATCTGCTCCGGAGTACCTTGGTAGCGCTGGTACTCTTGTTCATAATTGCGTGCCATCGGGGGCTGCCTCAACAAAGTCTACGTCGAGCAGACATAGCATACCCGTCGCCAGAGACCTAGCCGAGATGAGGTCGCCACTCGCATGCGTCTCGACAAGCAGGTACAGTTCGCCGTGCTCCTCGCGCTTCCGCTCGTGGTACCCGTGGGTGCTAGGGTGGAGGCGTAGCAGGGTAGTCATTACTTCCTCCGGGGTTTCCAATTCTCACAGGTCTTGACCGGGCACCACGGGCACAGGCCCGAGGACTTGGCGTTCCACACGCCGTTGTCCATCGCTGCATCCAGCCGCTCCAGTTGCTCGTCGAACACCGACAGGTACTGGCTCTTCTCCGTAATCACGTGCGTCTTGCGGATCAGCTCCCCGCTAACGACGTAGATAAGTGCCGACTTGATCGTCACCACCTCGGGGAAGTGCGTGAACACCGCCCCAGCCAGCAGGTCCAGCTGCTTGGTATCTGCATAGCGAGCGCTCTTACCCGTCTTGTAGTCCACGCAGTAAGCCTTGTAGCCGTCGATGATGAGCAAGTCGGCGATACCCCGCCACCACACGTCCTTATCGAAGAAACCGCAGGGCTCGTAGTCACCGGACACCTTGCGCAATCCTAGCTTAAGCTCGGCATGCTTCTCACCGGGGATGGCAGCGAGGCGCTCCACGACCGGCTTGATATAGTCGAACTGCGACGGGATGGGTTTGCCGTCACGGATGAACTCCTCGGCGGCAAGGTGGACGGCGGTGCCGTAGTCAGCAGCCTCCCCCGGCTCGTCCTTTACGTCCTTAACCACCTTGAGGTGGAAGTACTTCTTGGGGCACTGCTCAAAGGTCTTGATGCTGCTGTACGACCACGCCGTCACGATGCTTAGTCCTTCTTCTTGAAACGCCCAGTATCGTCACGCTTGGGCAGTGCGTCAATGTACCCATGCCAGCGTCCAGTGACATAGCCCAGCGTCCCAGCGACGAAGAATGCGAGCACGAAAAGCGTAATGTCCATCCTACCGTTCCTTCCCATTGAGCCGGTCTACAACGAGCTGAGCATAACCGACAACATCCACCCAGCTATCTACGTATGACGGGTCACCGTTGAGAATGCGCCCGATCTTGTGC